TCTGGCTCAAGTGCCTCAACATCGCCGGCCCCAACCTCAACCGCACCCTCACCGCGCTAGGCCTAACCCCCGTCTCCCGCGGTGAAATGGCAACTAATGACGCGAAGGTGGATGTTGTTGATAAAATCCTCAGCAAGAGAAAGCGCCCCGCTTAAAGGCTCCACCGTCCCCCGCCTTTGGACTCGCCCGCTGCGCAAGCTCACCCCAGAGACCAGTCTCGGGTTCGAAGCGATCGAATTTGCCGAGCGCGCGCTAAGACGCACCCTCCACCCTTGGCAAAAGTGGTTCCTAGTTCACTCAATGGAGCTTGCACCCGGTAGCTTCGTCTCAGATGACGTTCCGATGCTCCGATTTGAGACCGTGCTCCTGCTCGTTGCCCGACAGAACGGCAAGAGCTATATCATGAGCACCCGCCTCTTGTGGCGCATGGCCACTTGGGACGGCCCAGAAGAAGAACCGACCCTGGTTCTCGGCACAGCCCACAAACTGTCTCTGGCAGAAGAAATTCTCGACCTCTCGCACACCGCGCTGAAGAACTCGCCTATCCGTGCTCGCCTTGCAAAGAAGAGCGATACAAACGGAAATAAATTCATCAAGCTCACCAATGGCGCACGGTACCGATGCGAGGCCGCCAGCGATGACGGCGGCCGTGGACTCACCGTCACCGACCTCGCCTTCGACGAGCTCCGCCAGCAACGCGAATGGTCAGCATGGTCAGCAATGACCAACACGACCAACGCGGTCGTTTCCGCACAGACAATCGCCGTCTCTAACGCCGGCGAGGCAAAATCGGAAGTGCTGCGGGGTCTCCGTGCAAAGGGCATCGAAGAAATACAGGCATGGGAGGCCGCGCAAGCGAAGGGCACGGACTATAGCCCGGCTGACCCGAGCCTGGCGCTGTTCGAATACAGCGCTCCAGACGACTGTGACATCTTCGACCGAAAAGCTTGGGCAATGGCGAACCCCTCGCTCGGCTACCCGCACGGACCCAGCGAAGAAACCCTTGCCGCCCGTGCAGCCCTTGTCGGCAAGCCCGGCGAAGGCATGCCCGAGCACAAGTTCCGCACGGAGAACTTGTGCCAATGGGTGAACGTTGCAGAAGACTCCCTGTTCAAGGAAGAAGACCTTCTCGAGTGTCTTGATCCTGACAGTGAACCGGCACAGGATTCGCCTATTTATATTTCTGTCGATGTGGCAGAAGGCCGCAGGATGTCCACCATCTCTCTCGCCTCTTGGCGTGATGACGGACTCCCTCATGTCGAGGTGATGGCTCAGCGCCCCAATACTGAGTGGATCCCCGCGTTCCTCGCTGAAAAGCTCACCTTCGAACCTGCAGCAGTCATCGTTCAGGGGCGGGGCGCTCCTGCGTCGTCGCTGATTGACTATATCGAGGCCGCAGGCACCCCCGTACTTAAATGTGAGGGAACCGCTCTCACTAATGCCTACGCGCAGTTCTATGACAGGGTGATTAACCATTCGGTTCGGTGGCGAGACCAGCCAGCGCTCACTCTCGCTCTGACTGAAATCCAGGTCAAGAGCATGGGTGACACATTCGTGTTCAATCGCGTGAAATCCCCTGTGGATATCGCCCCGGCATGTGCCGCAGCTTTCGCACTCTGGGGACTGACCTCTCAGAAAGCAACCGAAAAGAAGACCAGCGCATACGCCGGCGACTACGAAGACTGGTACACAGCAGATCAAATCGAGGACGGAGGTAAATGGTGGTAGCACAGAGTATCGGCCAGATCATCACTGAGGCCATCATCAACCGCCTCCCCAGGACTGCAGGAACGTTCCAAGGCCGCCACGTAGACATCTTCGTCAACAACGCTGAAGGGACAGACGGCTCAAACCCCGCCAACGCAACGCTGGCCGCTCTCTACCGCTACCAGCCCTACGTGAGGGCCGCGGTCGATTGGTACGCGCGCCATGTCGCCCAAATGGCTATCCACACCTTCGTTCGCGATGGTGAGCACCGAGAGCGGAACACTGACAACCTCGCCCATGAGCTCCTGTCTGGACAGCCAAACCCGTGGATGACAGGCTATGAGCTCATCTACGACCTCGTTGCGAATCTGACTCTGTACAACCGTGCTCACTGGTTTTTTCTACCCGGCAGTGACGGCACTCCAGAGATTCATCCCTTCCCCACCGCGTGGGTCACCCCAGTCTGGGACACCTGGGAGTCAATCTCTCACTATAAGGTTCAGCCACCTGGTAAGAGCTCAGCGGTAGAGATCCCCGCAGACAAATGCGTAACCTTCACCGGCTGGTCACCGACCCCCGGCAACTCATGGAGCGTCATCGACACCCTCCGCATGGTGCTCGAGGAAAACTACCACAGCCACCGGTACAGGATTCAGCTCTGGCGCCGCAGCGGACGAGCCGGCACATACATCAGCCGCCCAACCTCAGCCCCAGAATGGGACAACAACGCACGCAGGCGATTCTACGCAATGTTCGAGGACTTCACCGGAGACCACGGCGCTCGCGCAGGCTCAACTCCTCTGCTAGAAGACGGCATGGAAATCAAATCCACGACCTTTAAATCTGCAGACGAGCAATGGGCAGAGTCAATCACCCTTAGCCTGCATACCGTGGCTCAGGTGTTCCAGATTCCCGCAGGGCTCCTCGGTGCCACCGACGGACTCAGTTACTCCAGCATGCGAGAAATGAACCGAGCGATTTTCAGCGGCACGCTCGGTCCGCTCGTCCGCTCGATTGAAGACCGGCTGAACACCTTCGTCTTGCCGCAGCTTGGCATTGACCGGAAGAAGTACTTCGTCGAATTCAATGTCCAGGAAATGCTCCGCGGCTCAATCGAAGACCAGGCGAACATCTTCTCCACCTCAACTGGCGGCCCCTGGATGACTCGAAACGAAGCCCGACGGATCAACAATCTGCCTCCCGTGCCTGGCGGAGACGAGCTCATCACCCCCCTCAACGTCATCGTCGGCGGACAAACCTCGCCGCAGGACGGAGGCTCCGCATACCAAGGCGGAGGAAAAGCCGCCGAGCTTATCCGAGACAACCTCGAACGCGCCGAGCGAATCCACCAGGCACGAGGCAAGACCCCCATCAGCCGCCTCGAGAAGGAGCTCGCTGACGACCTCAAAAAGCACTCAGCAGCACCAGACCCCGCTGGTACCGCCCGCAATATCTACCAGCAGGTAGAGGCCCGCGGCGCTCCTCCGTACACAGACATTCAGGAAGAGACCAATGACAATCCACTATAAGGACGCCGCCCCCGGCGCTGTCTCCATCATCGAGGAGTCAGAAGAGCGCAAGGGCATCTTCACCGGCTACGCCGCGGTCTTCGGCAACATCGACTCCGTCGGCGACCGAGTCATGCCGGGTGCCTTCGCGGAGACCCTCGCTAACGACTACCGCGCCGGCGGCGCAGGCATCCCTTGCTACTGGGGCCACCGCCTAGACGACCCCGAAATGGTCATCGGCGAAACTCTCGCTGCCGTCGAAGACGAACGAGGCCTCAAGGTCACCGTCCAGCTCGACCTCGAGAACCCCAAGGCGGCAAAAGCCTACGAGCTCATCCGCAGGAAGCTCGTCAATCAGATGTCATTCGCATACGTCATCGAAGACTGCACCGAAAACGCAGACGACAAGTGCACTGACCTGACCAAGCTCCGACTCTTCGAGGTTTCCCTCGTTCAGATTGGAGCAAATACCGAAACCGAACTTACTGACGTCAAGGCGTTCAAGGCAGGCCGCAAGATTTCCTCCTCAAACCTGGAAACCATCAAGCGCGCCGTAGAACTTCTCGAGTCAGTTATTGATGACGCCGAACCCGACGTCGAGAGTAGCGGCAAGGACCACCCAAAGCCCAATCCCGAGGAGCCGGAAACGGCCAAGGGAAAGGAGGCCCCGGCTGACACACCGCGCACGCTCACGGCAGAAGAGCTGGCAGAGTACAAAGCATATTTCGCATAGAAAGGAGCCACCATGGCATCCATCAATGATCAGCTCGCATCCGTCAAGGCAGAAGCAGAAGAACTGCTTGCCGCCGCCGCAAAGGGTGGAGCTGTAAACCGCGCTCGCCTCGAGGAACTCCGCCACGACATGGAGACCCTGAAGGCAGACCAGGACGCAGTCGCAGAAACCAACGCACTGCTGAAGGCACTGGGCACCCCGCAGCCCGAGCCCCAGCCCGAGCCCGCCGCTGAAAAGGGCGCTGTCAGCTTCGGCCGAGAGGTCGCCACCGCGCTCGCAAAGACCGGTGCTCTGGGCATGCTCAGCGCGTCCCGCAAGGCAACCGCTGAATTCATCAGCTCCAAGGCCGCCGGCGACGCCGTGACCACCACCAACGCCGCTACCGGCACCGGCCTGCAGACCCTGTTGACCGATGTTGATAAGAACATCATCCCCGCTTACGTAGAGGGCCCCACCATCGGCAAGTGGCTCTCCTCGGGCACCATCGACGGCAACTCCATCACCTTCTTCACCGGAAACGAATGGACTGCTGTATCTGGCCGCCCCGGCGGCGCGGCAGAGAACACCAAGCGTGCAGGCGTTACCCCGCCCCCGCTGACCTCTGTCAACATCTCCCTGAAGAACATCGCCGGCTGGCACATGATCACCAAGGAAATGGCAGAAGACCTGTCCTTCCTCGCCACCGAGATCAACACCAACCTGCTCCAGCAGCTGGTTCGCGTGGAAGAGGAACAGTTCCTCAGCGGTACCGGCACCGGCAACGACCTGACCGGTATCCTGACCACCACCGGTATCCAGAGCGAGGCCGCTGCGACTGCCGCCGACAACTTCGACGCAATCCTGCGCGCCCAGACCAAGATGCTCAAGGCGACTGGTCTGCGCGCTGATGGCCTGGTTATCCACCCTGACGACTACACCAAGCTCCGCCTGGTGAAGGACAGCAACGGCCAGTACCTGGGCGGCGGCGCTTTCACTGGCGCGTATGGCGTTGGTGGCGTGCTCGTTGACCCGCCGATTTGGGGCATCCCCGTCATCCAGACCAACGCAATCCCCGCCGGTACCGCCCTCATCGGCCACAGCACCGCCGCAACCGCATACCGCAAGGGCAGCCTCACCGTTACCGCTTCGAACGACGTCAACGACGATTTCCTTTACGGACGCTTCCGCGTGCTGGCAGAGGAGCGCATCGCCCTGGCAGTCAAGGCACCGAAGGCATTCGTCAAGATCACCCTGAAGTAAATACCTCGGAAAGGGGGAAACATGCCACAGTACCCGCCCATCAACACGCAGCCGGTATCTCCCCGAGAAGCCGCTGAAGCCGCAGTCCGCTCCTGGTGCGGTTGGCATGTTTCCCCCGTCCTTGAGGAAACGCTGACGCTCGATGGCAACGGCACTAACCGTATCGCGCTCCCCTCAAACATGGTGCATGCCGTCAACGAACTACTCGTTGACGGCATGCCTGTCGAGGGGTTCTCCTTCTCCCGAGACGGATGGATTCAGCTCCCCGCAGGGTGCATCACCCCGCGTCGCCCTGGCTGCATCACCGCCGTCATAACCCACGGCTGGGAATCCGTCCCAGACATCCAGAAGGTTATCGCCGATTTCACAGCCCGCGCCGCGATGGGCGCTCCTGGCTCTATCGCCTCCCAGCGTGCCGGCACGCAGTATGTCTCCTACGCGACGCACAACGGCGAGGTCACCGGCGGCGGCCTGCTCTCGACAGAAAAGGCCTTGCTCGAGAAATACAAGCTGAGGCAGGTCCCATAATGCTCGGTCTAGCATCACATCCAACCGTTGCAACGCTAACCCGCCGCGTAGGTACAGAATACGACGCACGCGGATTCAAAAAGCCGACAGAACGGCAAGAACAGATAGAGGTCTTTCTCGACGCACCATCCACCGCCGAGCCAACCACCGTGGGCGCCTCCGAGACTGACATATACACGCAGACTCTCTACACAGCACCTGGAACATCAATTAGCGCCAAGGACAAAATCACAATCAACGGCACCACATACCAGGTAGTAGGAGTCTCCCCGCCCATCACCAACATTTTCACCGGCACGACGTTTTATACCGAGGTAAAAATTCGAAAGGTAACCACATGAGCGCAAAGAACAAGCTGACTATCAACCATGAGGCAATCAAAGCCCTGAGCAAATCCCCCGCAGTCGTCGCTGACCTCGAACGGCGAGCCAAGAAAATTGCCTCTGCAGCAGGCGGCGAAGCAATCGGCTACAAGGTCACCCACCTCGCACTCGAAGACCCCCGAGGCGCAGTCTCCGTCATGGCCACCGGCCACGCCGCCCGCCACAACCGAAAACACAACTCTCTCGTGAGGAACCTCGATGCCGGCCGCTAACACCATCTGGGACTTCGAAGGACTCGTCACCACCACGTACATGTACCTCGTCTCGAGATACAACGACCTCCCCGTCTACCGTGACGAACCCCCCGCAGACTGGGACGGACTCACCGGCTGCGTCATCATCAAGGACGGCGGCGGCCACCAGCTCACCACCGACCAGCTCCTCACCGGCCGCGTCACCCTCGACATCAGACACCCAGACCCAGCAATCGCAGAAACATCTGCACGCACAGTCTCAACCCTCATCCGCGAATGGGATTACCTCCCCGACCCAGTCTGGGTCACCTCCGCAGGCATCCCCACCTACAACCCAGTCGACGACCCAGCCACCCCGGCATGGACATTCACCGCAGCACTAACGGTGAAATCAACAACCACCCGCGCAACCGCGCCCACTCATAAGGAGTAACCAATGGCAGAACCCGCATACTTGACCGAAACGTTTGTCCCGAAGCCGGAAAAGATTACCGGCGGCATCCTCTACGCCCCCGTCGGCACGGTAGTCCCCACCAATGCCAAGGACAAGTTGAACGCCGCATTCACCGAACTCGGCTACGTGAGCGCCGACGGCGTGAAGATCAGCAAGGACTCATCCGACGATGGCGTAGACGCATGGGGCGGCGTCGAAATCCGCAAGATCCGCACCAAGTTCAGCGAATCTCTCAGCTTCAAGCTCTACTCGACCGTCTCTCCCGATGTGCTCAAGGCAGTCCTCGGCGCCGACAACGTCATCGTCAACGGCACCGACATCACCGTCAAGCACAACGCCGACATTGCACCCCTGCAGACCTTCGTCCTCAACACGATCGACCCGGCAACCAAGGTCCGCAAGCGCTACGTCGTCCCCGAAGGCCAGATTCTCGTCACCGGCGACACCACCGTCAGCCACTCCGAGATGACCGCCATCGAAGTCGAAGTCGGCGCAAAGGCAGACGCTACCGGCACCGGCATCTACGAGCTCATCGACGTCTCTGGTCTGAGCGCCCGCCCCGCCGCAGCAGTCGTCGTCGGCGGCTAACCCACACCCCTTATAAAGCACCTGCGCGCCGTGACCGTGACTCCCACGGCGCGCAGGCAAATCAAGGAGTCACACACCGTAGTAAAAGGAGTCACACATGGCCACCAAGAAGAAGCACACCCGAAAAAGCGAAAAGCTCTACCGCTCCCTCACCTTCGAGTCCTCCCTCTTCAACGGAGAATTCACCCTCCCCGACATGAAGCAGGCCCCCAACCACGTCATCGCCGCAATGGAACGCATGGACCTCGACGCCCTCGCCGAATGGTGCATCAGCGCAGGCGCCTCCAAGGAAGACACCGAAATCTTCTGGGAAATGGACCCCGAAGAAACCCGAACCTTCATCGAAGAATGGTCCCACGGCACCGTGGGAAAATTCTAGCCGCCCTCGACCTTTACCGCCGCCACGAATCAGCGGTACGCGCTCGCCTGCTGGAACTCAACCTCAATTGGGATTCCAGCAGGCGAGGCAAAAGCAACTGGGCAAACATAATCGCCGCACTAGAGACAGCGCCGTGGGATTCTGCTATCCGCCAGGCAGAAATACCCGACTCCTGGCAGTGGGGAAACCCGCTATACGAGCCGGTCCTCACCAGCATGGAGGCACTTATCGCCGCCAACATCCAGCGGAGCGGTGACAAAGCCGCCGCCAACAGGTTCAAGCGTATTCCCCGCCCGGGCGACCCCGCAGAACAGAAGTTGGCGACCGCAGTAACCACCATCGACGAGCTACATGCTTTGTTTGACAATTAAATAGGAGGGGTACATGGCAGCCATTGAGCTTGCTACCGGTTATGTTACTTTGGCTGCTGAAACCCGAACGCTCACCCAGCAGATCGCGGCAGCGTTTAAGGGAGCTGGAGACCACGGTGCCCGTGCTGGACGAGAAATCGGCTCCTCTATGGCGAAAGCCTTTAAAGAGGCAAACCCCATCGACATGGATTCAATCCGTGCGAAGGTAGAAAATGCTGAGAAGGCTATGGCGCAGTCCGCGGCACAGGCCGCTAGTAAGCGTGCCGCCGCCGCAACAAGCATCGAGCAGGCACAGGCAAAGCTTCTCGCCGCACAGAGCCGAGTGGAGGCGCAGACCCTCAAGGTCCAGCGTGCCGAAGATGCCTTGGCATCTGCACGAACGAGTGGAAACTCTGATGCAGTGCTGGCGGCTGAATCTCGTCTCGCATCAGCTCGCTCCCAGCTGCACAGCGCCAGTGCATCGCTCACTGGTGCAGAACAAGGCGTAGCCGGTGCACGTGCTCGATACACCGACATATCCAGGAAGGCAGTCGCCCAGACGACTGCGTATGCGCAAGCTCTCAAGAGCGCAAAGGGTGACCTGCACCAGGCAGAATCTGCCACCGCATCGCTTGGCAACGAGACTGAGCGTGCCGCTGGAAAATTTGGGCGTCTGAAGTCCGGTTTCAAAGCGGCAATGGCAGATTTCAAGGCTGACGCGACGAAGAACCTGCGTGGTGCCTTCACCGGAATCGAAGCTGAAGCTGAAGCCGCTGGACGAGCATCCAGCGGCAAATTCAAAAGTGCATTTACTGGCGCGCTGACTGCCGCCGGCGGTCTCTTTGCTGGTGTGCAGCTCTTCGACTTCGGGCGTGACGCGATCTTCAAAGCCGGCGACATCGAACAGTCAATCGGTGCCGTCGACGCCGTCTTCAAGGGCTCCGCCGAACGCATGCACGAGTATGCCGCCACTGCGAGCTCAACGGTAGGCATCTCAACCAATGCCTACAACGAGCTGGCGGCAAAGCTCGGCGCCTCATTGAAAAATGGAGGCACCAGCATTGACGAGCTCGGAGAGAAAACTAACGGCTTGATCCAGCTGGGCGCTGACCTGTCTAGTCTCTACGGTGGTAGCACGCAAGAGGCGATTGATGCGATCTCTGCAGCTCTCCGTGGCGAGATGGACCCGATTGAGCGATACGGCATCAGCCTAAACGACGCCGCGCTCACGGCGAAGGGCCTGGAACTTGGTATCAAGAAGGTCGGCGGCTCATTCTCTACCCAAGAAAAGCAACTCATAACCCAAGCGCTCCTCTTCGAGCAGTCAACCGATGCTCAGGGTAACTTCTCGCGCGAGTCTGACACCTTCGCCCACAAAATGCAGGTGGCTTCCGCTCGCATGGAAGACATGAAAACCAAGATTGGCTCCGCGCTGCTACCCACAGTCATGAACCTCATGGACGCCTTCGGAGAGAAGCTCAACCCCGTGCTCACCGAAGTCGGTGGCGGCTTCAAGGCATTCGGTGCCGCGTGGGAGAAATTTGACGGCGATGTGACCTCCGCTGGATTCCCTGGCTTCATGGAAGTCGCCGCCTTCGCAATCAGGGGTTTCTACGAATCCGTCAAGCAATGGGTCGTAGACAACATCATCCCTGTTTTCCGAGACGTACTAATCCCCACCCTGCAGAACGCCGGCGCAGGAATCGCAGAATTCTTCAGGGGGCTATTCGCAGTCCCCGACGGTGAGCCAGGCGCTGTCTCCACCATGCGGTCGATTGGTGATGCTGTCCGCAACACCTTCACCTTCATCAAGGACACCGCCTCATGGTGGGGACCGTTCGCCGCAGGCATCGGAATCGTCGTCACTGCATACAACGGATGGCAGAAGGCAACCATGCTGGTAGCCGCCGCACATACCTTCCTTGAGAAGGCATCCAGCGCAGCCACCAAGAGCAACATCATTCTCACCGTCGTTGGGCTCATCGTCGGCGGCCTAATTCTCGCCTACGAAAAGGTCGGCTGGTTCCGTGACTTCGTCGACGGCGCGCTCCAGGCTGTAGGGTCTGCCTTCACCTGGCTGTACGAGAATGCAATCCGTCCTGTCTTCGAGTGGATTAGCCAGGCGGTCGGCGGGTTCATCATGTGGTGGAACGAGAACTTCGTCCCCGCAGTCAATGATGGAGTCCAAGAGGCCGGTAATGTGTTCACTTGGCTGTATGAGAACGCCATTCGCCCTGTATGGGACGGCATCAGCCAGGTTGTTGGCGGGTTCATCACGTGGTGGAACGAGAACTTCGTCCCCGCTCTCAGCGGCGGCCTGCAGGCTGTTGGTGCCGCTTTCCAGTGGTTCCTCACCTACATTGTCGAGCCTATCTGGACTGTCATTAAGACGGTTATTGTTGCGGCAATCGCAATCATTCTCACCGTCTTCGATGGCCTCAAGTGGGCGTTCGATAATACGCTCGGACCGGTCTTCCAGTGGTTCTATGAATCAATTGTGAAGCCCGTCTGGGACTGGATTACTCAGGTCATCAACGGCTTCCTGAACTGGTGGAATACCGCATTCGCGCCCGCGATGTCTACCGCCGTTACTAACTTCGGCAACGTGTTCACCTGGCTGTACGAGAATATTGTGAAGCCCGTCTGGGACTGGATTACTCAGGTCATCAACGGCTTCCTGAACTGGTGGAATGCCACCTTCGTTCCCTTGTTCAACGCCGCCACCCAGGTGCTAGGAAATATCTTCCGCTGGCTGTACGAGAATATTGTGAAGCCTGTCTGGGACTGGATTACTCAGGTAATCAACGGTTTCCTGAACTGGTGGAATGCCACCTTCGTTCCCTTGTTCAATGCCGCCACCCAGGTGCTAGGAAATATCTTCCGCTGGCTGTACGAGAATATTGTGAAGCCCGTCTGGGACGGCATCCAGATTACTATCCGTATTTTCTCGGACTGGTTCCGAGACGTTCTAGCCCCCATCATCAAGAACGTTGTCGATGGAATCGGTAGCGTCTTCCGGTGGTTGCATGAGAACGTCATTCGCCCTGTGTGGGACGGAATCGGTTCAGCAATTCGCCGTGTCTGGGAAGGCGTTATCAAGCCCGTCTTCGACGCACTAAGCGACTGGATCACCAACAGGGTCCCTGCAGCCTTCAACCAGGGCGTCAACGCAATCAAGGCGTTCTGGGACAACCTCGTCAATGTTGTCAAGAAGCCTGTGCGATGGGTGCTGGACGTGGTCGTGAATCAGGGATTCATCCGTCATTTCAATAACCTCGCAGGAACCTTCGGTATCAACAAGCTTCCTGAAGTCAGCCTCGACGGCTGGGCAACGGGCGGCTACACCGGCCGCGGCCGCAAGTATGATGTCGCTGGCGTCGTCCACCGTGACGAATTTGTTATCCGCAAGGAGTCCCGCCAGAGGTTCGAGCGTGAGAACCCTGGCGTCCTCGATTACCTGAACAAGACGGGTACTCTACCGACTGCCCCGGTTGCTCGTCCTGGCGTAGGTGCCGCCGCAGCATACGCTCAGCCCCTGAGCGTCTCTACTGGCGGGTTCCCTGGATATGATCTAGGCGGTATGGTCAGCGCCTTTGTCAGCGGAGCGCAGAAGGCAGTCTCTGACACCGTCAACACCGTTTCGGCTGCGATTAGTGCTGGTGCCAGCTTCGTCATCGACAAAGCAATCAGCCCTGCAAGGGGTATCCTCGATGGCATCGGTGGGCTATTCCCTGGCTGGGCTGGTGACCTTATGCGAGGCGCAGGTAACCATCTGCTCGATGGTGCCCGTGATTGGATCGTGGACAAGCTCAAGGGCAAAAACCAGGACGGCACCGACGTTGGCTCAGCAACACCCGTTGCTGCTTCCAACGGCGGCGTGATGCGCTGGCGTGACACCGTCATCCAGGCGCTCGGCATTGCTGGGCTCCCCCAAGACGGCGCCTACATCAACGCATGGCTGTCCCAGATTCAGTCAGAGTCTAATGGAGACCCCAACGTCACCCAAAACGGGTACGTTGACGTGAACACTCTGACAGGCGACTTGGCGATGGGCCTCGTCCAGGTCATCGGCGCCACTTTCGCAGCTTTCCGAGACCCCTCACTCCCCAACAATAGGCTGGACCCCCTAGCTAATCTTGTCGCCGGCATGCGCTACGCCAAGGCACGCTACGGATACGGCGGGATGTTGGGAGTTATCGGTCACGGACACGGCTACGCAGACGGTGGCCGAGTAACAGGCAACCCGTCATGGGCTAAGGCTTTCTCTACCCCGCCGAAGCTCTACGATGCAGGCGGCCTGCTGACGCAGGGTGTACAACTCATCGACCACCGCAGGAGCACCCCCGACTACGTGTTGACTGACCGACAGTGGAAGGCGATGTACAGCATCGCAAACCACACGTCGACATCTACCAGTACCGGAGGAATCCACATCGGCTCCGTCAACGGCCTCTCAGCCGAGGATGTCGCATACGAAATCTCAAAGCTGCAGAGGCGAAAGGAGGCGCTCGGTATTGCCTAACCAGGCTAAACCAGCCCCCCGTCTGAGGCTCCACCCAGCGGGGGGCGGGGCGCCACTGGAACTATCCAGCCGCTCCACCACCGACTACACCGTGCTCAACGGATGGGAAGGCTTCGGCATCCCCCCTGTAGAGCATAAGACCTCGGAACGTGTCGACGGGCCCGGCTCAACGGTACGAACAACGAGGTTCAAAGAGCGAGAGATCCACCTACCGCTCATGATCTTCGGAAACTCGCAAGACGAGTGCCTCCAAAAATGGGACGCGCTTATCGCCGCAGTCTCACCTCTCTCGACGACAGCAGGCACGACCCACGCCAAGCTGGAAGTCACTCGCCCCGGCAAGCCCACCCGATACATTGATGTGCTCTACAAGAGCGGTCTCGAAGGCACCTTTGGAAGTAACTTCAATGGGTGGTGGATGAAGGTTGGGCTCACTCTTCTGGCACCAAACCCGTTCTTCTGGGAACGTGACACCTCAATCAGCTGGAATGTGAGAGGCTCGTACAAGCCCTTCATCAGCGGAGGCGAACAGACGAAGACACACAAGTTCTTCCCCATCATGCTCGCCCCCTCTGTCGTGCAGGGAGAACGCGAAATCACCATCACAGGCGATTACGAGGCAGCCCCCGTCTGGAGAATCACCGGACCAGTCACTGACGTCAAAGTCATGCACGCCGAAACAGGCGCATCCTTCGTCGTGACCGGAACCCTCAAACCAGGCGAGACAATCATCGTGGACACCAGAATCTACGACATCTACTCCGATAACGCCCGCAACGGTGAGCTATGGGACCGACTCACCGACACGTCACAGCTTTTCCGCCTCCCCCCAGGTAGATCAAAGCTCCTCGTGACCGGCACAGGATTGGACGACAGAAGCGAGATCGCTCTCATCTACCGGCCCCAATACCTCACAGGAATCTAAACACAGGAGGCCACGATGCTCATCATCGGAATGCGCGATGACAAATACCGGTACCGTGGCCTCCTCAAAGCCTCAAAGGTCGAGCTAATCACCCGACTTAACGAACCGGACACCTTTATCGTGGATGTCGCCCCCGAGCTCGCACAGCAGGCCACCCGCCTCCGAGAAGGCTGGGGACTCATCCTTCACGACGGCGGTCTCCGAGTCTCCGGAGTCATCACAGCATTCCATCGCACAGCAAAAGACAACGCGCTCGAAGTGGAAGTCACCTGCACATCCGAGCTCGTCTTCCTCAAAGACCGACTCACCTACCCAGACCCTTCACACCCAGAAGACCAACAAACCACCGCACGATACCGAGACCGCGGCCCCGCAGAAACCATCATCAAACGCATCACCTCCCGCAACCTCGGAGCTGAAGCAATCCCGTCCCGCCGCGCTGAAGGGTTCCACATCACCGATGACGGCGGGCGCGGCAGCACCGCTTCAATCGACACGCGCCTTAAAAACCTCCTCGAAACCCTCACCCCAATCGCCACAGCAGCAGGCCTACGCATGACCGCCATCTACCAAGACGGCAAAATCAACTTCGACACCACCCCCTTCAAAAACCGAGCCAGAGCAGTCCGCCTCTCATACCTCTCAGGCGAAGTCGTCGGCTGGGAAATGACAGACCGAGTCGGCACCGCAACAGCAGTCGTCGTCGGCGGCCAAGGCGAAGGAGAAGACCGCAAACTCGCCAGCCAAACCCGCAACGACTCCTGGCTCCGCCGCATCGAAATCTTCAAAGACCGCCGAGACAGCGACAACCCAGAAACACTCGCCGCCGCCGCCAACGAAGAGCTCGAAAAAGCGAAGAGCGAACGCTCGATGAAAATCACGCTCCATGAGACGGAAACCCGCCGCCTCGGAGAGGTATACAACATCGGCGACACAGTGACCATTGACGCCGCAGCACACGTCACCCCTTACAGCGCACAAATCGTCGAAGCAAAGATCTCGTGGGAGAACAACACGCGCACCGTTGAGCTCACCATCGGTGCGCTAGATACCACCCTCCGCCAGGCAGAAATCGAGCGCCTCCGAAATGAAGTCGCCGCGCTGGCGACCGTCTAGAAAGGTTTTCACGTTATGAGTACAGATACTGAGATTTCGTTCCCTGTGGTCAATCAGCCGCTGACAGCTGAGCAGTGGTCGAGTGTCACGTACGGATTCGGAAACGGCTCTTACGATGAGGGCACCGGTGACTACCGAGTTGGTACTGATAACGTGTCTAACAGTGTTTGGGTTGAACCTCCGTCAGGAACGGGGTTTGCCCATGCGACGGTGGCAGGCTTTTATCATCGCCTCTATAAGCGGATCAATTTCCCGTGCCCGCCGGTGTCGGCCAAGACTACCTATTATTTGACGCTCTGCTATGACCCTGTTCGTCAGAGTTCAATGCCGCTGAAGTTGGAGCTGGTGACCCGGCTGGATTTCAGTGGAGGCAAGCAGCACCTCGTGCTGTGCGAGTGGGACCGTGAGCCGAACCAGTTGGTGTCTCAGATGCCGATTCGCCTCAAGAAGCCTAGGGTCGCTCCCAGTCTGGACGTTCAGGACATCGGTAATCTGCCGCCGGCAGAGTCTCAGATCTTCGCCACGCTGGTTTATGTGAACTCTGAGAGAAGCTTTTATCGTTGTTCGATTCTGAATGGGCAAAAGGCATGGGCGCGCGTCGCTGGCTCCCGGCAGTCAGGCATTCAGATGATGCCTGGATGGGTGTACAGCGAGTCGTCCCCTAACACATCTGGAATCATTACGACTCCAATCACGGATGGCTTTAAATGCGATTTCTCGGGTACCTTCGGCCGTGCCGCCTACACCTACGTTGTTGGTGAATCATGGCACAACATGGGCACGTTTATACCTGAACCGCTCCGTACGAAGCGGTACAAGGAGACGATTTTCCCAGTGCTGTACAACACCAAAGCGAATGGGGTGAAGCAGCTTCTGTGCCGTGTCCAGTTCAGCTCAGGGAACATTGACATTCGCAGCGTATCTGGGCAGACCACTATCGAACAATACGGTGAGCTCCACATTCCAACGATCAGCTGGATTTCGGACAAATCCAATGTCCTCGATTGGTAAGGAATACCAGTGCATACTATCACAGCAAAAATGCTCGACCCCTCAGGAAACCCCCTCCAAGGATCCGCCACCTTCACGATGGCACAGACCCACACCATTGGAGACCACGGCGAGGTCTACAGCGGAAGCGTCACCGCCCCAGTCGACCGAGACGGCACCATCCGCGCCCACCTCCTCGACGGAGACTACACTGTCACATTCAAAATCTGGGAACCCGCCTCCGGGAAGATGCTCAACATCCCCAACACACAAATCAAGGTGGCCCGTGACGCAACGCTTACAGAGCTAATGCACCCTGCAGCAGGCACCACGGCTAGAGGCGTAACCCCTCCGCCCCGACCTGGTGAGCTTGTAGTCTCTGAGGATACCCTCAACTTACTCACAGGAGCTAACCACTAATGGCGAAGAAAATCTCAATCGTCATCCTCAATGACGACGGCGAACTCGACGGACAGGCCAAAGCCCACGTCCAGCGAATGATTGCTGACGCTATCGTCGAAGCAAAAGCTGAGCTGCTAACTGAGCTCACCCCTCAAATCACCAGTAAGCTCGACGCGGCAGTATTCGCTGAATACACCGCAACATACCACAGCTAGGAGATCCAAATGACTGACTATATTAAGGTCTCCGCCGACTTCAAAACCATGCTGGAATCTGAATCAGTAGTCGCCGGCACCGTCGAATTCACCCCCGCCACCGTGGTCACTGACACTGGAACTGTCTTCGCCCCTGCCAGAATCACTGGGCATCTAGTGGGCGGCGGCATCCTCGCCGACAGCCCCTACGCCAAAACCGACAACGCTGGAGTGAAGCTCGTCGCCCTGCCCAACGGCGTAAGGTACACCGCCACCGCGTACCTCCGCGCAGCAGACGGCACCGGCATCCCCGCCATCACTTGGGCTCTTACCGCCATTACTGGCCAAGACATCAACCTGGCAGACGCCCCGGTAATCGGAGACAAGACTCAAACCAGCGTACAGCCGGCACTCCCCAGCGCTCGCCGCACAGCATTCCGCATCGTCGACGCAGGCAATGGACTCGGCCGACTCGTAGAGGTAGAGGAGAACTAACAATGTCTGAGAAGACCCTAATCGACCGCATCGTACTAGCAGACGAACAGGGGCACCTGCAGGGCAAGCCGCTGGAAAGTGTCCGCGGCGTAGTCGCTGAGGCTGTCCCGCCTGCTGTTGCTGCTGAGGTGGCTAAGCTACCGAAGCCAGCGGCGGCGGATGCTCGTCCGGTGGATGTCATCACCGGCGGCTCCATCCCCGCGCTCGCTGAGGGCGAGCAGGAGCGTGCTTTCATGGTCACTGCCCAGGCGACTGCACCTGATGGTGTGACTTGGCTCGGCGAGGCACCGGGCTCGTCGTTCCGCGGGCTCGTGGTCCTGCGTCGAGTCTCTGACGGCACTGTCCTGGGTGTATCTCGGTCTACTGAGGCCAGCACAGCCCCCGTGGTGCCGCCTGCCCCGACTCCGCAGCCTGTGCCTAACGCACTGGCTCGCCCGACTGTCACCACCACTGTGGCGGCAGGAGCCGTGACCGCACGCTGGGAGCCGGTAGCAGGCGCTGACTCATACGAGGTCCAGGTAGATACCGGTGCCCCCGAGCTCGCCGCGTCCCCGCACACGTTTACTCCCGCCGCGGCTAACGGTACCGTCAAGGTCCGTGCTGTCCGCGGATCTGAGCATGGCCCCTGGGGCATCGCCCTCTATACTGCATCAGTGGCTATGGCCGAATCCGCAGTGACTGGCTACGCGACGACCTGGGCTCACGGTGGCTGGATTGAGGTCAACAAGAGCCTCGCCCAGTACTTCAAGGCAGAGGGTGCAACGGTTACTGGCTGGGAATACCCGCGTAACTCTCAGACGTGGGAACCGGTGCCGTCCTCTGACACGGCACACTACAAGCAGCAGCCTGCGGACAAGATCTTGGTCGCCCAGGGAGTCAAGATTGAATCCGAAGGAGACAAGGTCGTAATCGCCACTGCCAAGCCCATGGGCCAGGGCGACGCTATCGGTCTGGATCTTGGAAACGCGCCGATGCGGTTTAAGGTGGTCGACCGCGCGGGTACCCCTACCTATACTTGCGAACAGCGACCCCCGATTCCAGAGGCCGACGGACGCTTTGCATCCGGTCGCTGGGACTCCGCACCTGTTCAAGATGGCGACAAGCTCGAAATTATGCACGGCCCCGACAATTACATGATTGGCACCGTCATCCGGGCTAATGGTGACCGCGTGAAGATCTACGGCTTCAAGGTGAGTGACTGGTCCACGACCCGTCTCATCTGGCACGGCTGGCACTGGGAATCTGGCTCCGCAACCCTCTCTAAGAAGGCGGCGTAGTGTCCAGCCTATTCACAATTCTCGCTATGGGAAGCGGCGGCGAGCCAGTAGCGACAGCACCGCACCCAGTAGTGCCCGCCCCTGCGCCAGCGGCCCCGTACAAGCTCGGCCCAGATACCCACATCATCATCGACGCAAACAGCTACTACGCCAACTGGACCTACTCACCGATTCAGGAAATCGGCGCGCTAAAGCAGCTCATTACGAGTGCTGGAGCAACCGTCAGTAACACGGCTATCCCCGGCCAGACATGGTCTAACATGCGTGTCAATAATGAGGACGTGGTCGCAGCATTTAGACCTGGCAAGCGCAATATTTTGATTTGCGGCGAGACCCGCAACTGGGTCGCAACGCACAGCGGATGCACCGTTGATGATGTCGCGATGGAAGCCTCTCTCTACATCGCGGCCGCCCGCGCCGCTGTCCAAGCACGGTATGGGCAGGATTTTGACCGCGTCATCCTCTGCGGATCCATCCCCAACAGCACGTTCCTGGACGAGCCGTGGAAGAACGACATTCCTGGCATGAACAAGGTGTTGTCTGGCTTTGATGACCTGGCGCGGGCAGACCCCGGCGCTCTGGGTGCTGACGCTTTTGCCGATTTCCGCAGCAAGACCCGTTGGTTCTCAGGTGACGGCACCACCCGCGCCCCGTTCGCCCAAACCCAGGAAACTGTCAAGGAACCCATCGGTGGCACCGACTGGGTCCACCCAACGGGCGCGGCCCGCGAAGCCTTCGCAGAAGCAATCGCTGACGCCCTTAAAAATCTGAAGAGCTAAGGATACACAGCAATAACGAAAAGGGACCCAAACACTAATGCAGCCTACTGACATTCTCCGCATGCCGTCAGTCGACGCAGTCGTAACCCTCATCATCGCCATCCTCGGCTACATCACCGTCCGCATCAACATACTCACCGCCCGCAAAAAGCAGGAGCAGAAACTGAATGAGGAACGGGACAAAGCCTACTGGCAAAGCAGAACCGAAGACAAAGCAGAGCTGGCGGGCATCCGAGAAATCGTCGAATCCGTATTCAAAGAACAAGCCGCAGTCAAAGCCCAAGTCCAGAACTCCCACGGGACAGGGCTGAGGGACGACCTCGACAAGGTTCGAGACATCGCGCTCGCCGCGCAGCAGTCAGCCCAAGCGACTGAATATGGAATCCAGAGGCTGGAGAAGAAAATCGACGGCTTCGGGGAGGAGCTCGTGTCTTCGCGCAGAGAGCATGAAGCTTTTCGCCATGGAGATGAGGAGAACCGCGCCGAGCTTCGCGCCGTCCGAGCTCAGGCTGATTCGATGAATAACCGTCTGACGGCGCTAGAAATAAAGAACGCACAGTCGACCAAAGATGTGCGTGACTAAGAACGAAGACCCGTGCCTTACAAAAAGGTGCGGGTCTTCGTCATGGAAGGAAACTGATGTCTCAGCCTCACCGTACCGTAAGCGTCGTTGATGCAGGCGCAGACCCTACTGGGGTCACCGATTCAACGGCAATCATCAACGCGGCAATCCACGCCACACATACCGCTGGCGGCGGCACTGTCTACCTGCCCGCAGGGCACTACAAGGTCTCAGCGCCATTCATTGAGCTACTCGGCGGCGTGCACCTGCAGGGCGCGGGGCGCGAGTCTACCGTAATTTTTGCGGACACTGGCGCCGGGTCATCCGTCAAGACCGCAATCATCCACGCCGGTAGCTGGCATGCGCCTCGTATCGGCAGGGATAGCCTCCTTATGGGAGTCTCCGACCTCTGGATTAAGAGCTCGCACCCTCGCCCGTCGCACGTCTCGTCAGCGACTCCACGCCCCGGCCAGGACGGCATGCACCCGAACATCGGCGGCATCCTCCTGAATACCGAGCTGGGAGATAGCCCAGCGGAACCTGACGGAGCTCACCGTATCGAGAACGTCCTCATCTGGGACGTCGCGTTTGGTGTGGCGGTGCTGGGTCTGGATGACCAGGGATGCCAGCTGCGGAACGTGCGTGTCCGCCGCACGCTCGGCGCTGGTGTGGTGATTGGCAAGTCCCCGGACCATCTGGCATCGGTGACTGCTGGCCGCCGTGAAATCGGCGCCGCCGACAATATCCTCGACGCTATCGACGTATCGGGCGCCAACATTGCTGGCGGCACGTCAGCGGGCTTCGAAATCTACGCTACCAATACCACACTGCTCGCGTGCAAATCCTGGTACAACCGCCGCAGCATCCACGGCATCGACGGCAAGCCGGCAGGCATCTGGGACACCGCCAGCAACCATAAATTTACCGCAGCAGGCGCAGGTTTCTTCATCCGCGGCGGACGCAACATGCTCAGCGCCTGCACCGCTCAGGAAAACGGCGGCCACGGCGTAGTCATCGTCGGGCACTCCTCACAGGTCACCGGATGCCGCAGCGCATCAAGCTCCTGGCACGACTGCGTCAGCGGTGAAGCCAAGCCCACAGAAGCCGCAGACTACTTCATCGCAAACTGGGCTCACCACCTCATCCTGAGCTCGAACATTGCTCAGGCAGAGTACAAGGGCCGCGGCGCTCGCACTGGCTTCGCAATCGAGAAGTGGAGCCACGACGTGCAGGGCAGGTCGAACCTCACTATCGACCTCCCCACCCCTCACATTGCTAAGAGCCTCGGCGCGTTCAACCGCGTCGAAATCAACCACGAAACCCTCAACTAAGGAGAAAGAAATGCTTCTTCTTGAACCTGACAGCAAGCTCGTTACCGAGCTGGCTCCCAGCCCTAACCACTATGACGGATATTACACCCGCAAGAGTCCCTGGGTCGTCCTTCACACGATGGAAACTCCCGAGAACTCTACCGTCGCCCGTAACATCGCTACCGGTTGGTTTTCCCGTACCGAGGCTCAGACCTCCGCCCACTATGTCGTCGACGCCAAGGAGATCTTCCAGTGTGTGAACGAGGGCGATTATGCCTGGGCTGCGATGCCCACGGGCAACGCCCACGGCATTCATATCGAGATGGCAGGACGCGCCTCGCAGAGCCGTAACGAGTGGTTTGACGACTACTCGCGAGCCCTACTGGAGCTGGTAGCTGCTCTCACCGCTGACATCTGTGCACGCCATGGCATCCCTGTCCGTATCCTCACTGATGCGCAGCTTGCCGCCGGCGAGAAGGGTATCACCTCTCACGCCGCGATCAGCCGTGTTTTCCGAGAGTCTGACCATACGGATCCCGGCTATGGATTCCCCTACGACTACTTCATCGAACGAGTCCAGGCCCACCGCAACGGCACCGCCAACATCGCTAACGGCGCGCCGCCGGCACCGGCTCCGCAGCAGGCAGGTCCCACCCCGCTCCCTGACGGTGTCTGGTATCCCGCTCGCGGATGGTTCACCGTCACCGCTGACCGCCTGCCCATCTCTGCCGACACCAAGGAAAGTTCCCCGGCGCTCGGCTACTACACCCGCGGAAACGGGTTCAATTACGACGGGTACATCGCAGGTGATGGATACGTGTGGCTCTCCTATATTTCGTGGGCAGGACCGCGCCGATACATCGCCGTTGGCCCCAACGACGGCCGCACTGACACCACCTGGGGCACCGGATTCTAAACAACCAAAAGGAGAAAATCATGAACGCACAGCAGCTCGCATCCCTCCGCAACGCAATCTACAGCGTCGCCGTCGTCATCGGCGGAATCTTCGTCGCCGGCGGCATTATCACCGGCGAACAGCTGGAGAAGTACCTTCCCGTCATCCCGGCACTCTTCGCGCTGATCGTGGCTATCCTGAATGTCCGACCGCATGCAGAACCCATCGATATTGATGAGCTCGCTAGCGCGGTAGTCGCTCAGGCGGTGAACATCATGCCTGCGCCTGCTGCGCCGGCTAACCCTCACGGAGATCACTACGACCCGCAGGCTAGCGAGAAGCTCACCGAGTATCTGCTCGACAAGCCCTCTGCACCCACCGCACCCACCGCACCGGAGAAGTAGAGCTAACTAATAAGCCCCTTCAGTACCTGAAAATCAGGTGCTGAAGGGGCTTATTTTTTGTGCCCAAAGTAGTGAGTAAATAGTGACCTAGCCACCTACTACACCGTGCTTCCCTTGAAATTACAAGGGAGAAAGGCTCAACCGTAAACATCTCTTTATTGGTGTCATTTGGGTGCTGTTAGGCAACCCTTTTCCCTGTCAGTAGCTTATGCAACAGGGAAAGTTAGCTCAGCCTACTGCGCTCCCCCGCAGCCGCTTCATCCAGCCGCTTCATCCCGCCGTCTGAGAGTGCCCCTTGGGTGCATCCATAAGCCGTTTCTGACCGCAAAACAGCCCGCCCCGCGCTCTCCTTCACGAGAGTGCGGGGCGGGCTGTGTGTTCAAGATTCCCCTGTTTTATTCGGGGTATCTCACGATGCGGCTATTGAGCTTA